GAAGTCATTAAAAATTTTCCATTTGCCCCTGCTGTTGCTCTCATTTCTGTTAATGCTGTGTCAATATCTGCTGCTACTGCATTTACAATCCTGACTTCAACATCTCCTGCTGCCATTTTATGACTCCTCTACACTTGTTATTTTTTCCCATGAAGTTGCTGCTGCTGCTGCTGCTTTTTTAAAACAAAGTTTATTTTGTGTAGAATCGTAAATAATCATTCCAACATTGCCAACAATTGTATTTCTTTCTGCTGTTGTCATTATTGGCAAAATTAAGCATTTTAAAGTATTAATTATTTCATCTGCCATATTTTTAAGCCCTCGTATTTGTTATTTTGCAGATAGCGTTTGGACTTGGAACTTGGCATACCCCTCTTTCCCATGCTCTTATTAAAATTGATTTTCCTGGGTCTTCTATTGTAACAACTTGCAAAGCATCTGCTTCTTTCCAGGTTAATGCTTCTTTTGCGATTACTACATAAGCATAATCTGCTGTTACTGCTTCACTAATCATAATCTTTAAACCACAAATTTGTCCTACAACTCCATTACTTACTACATCTGCACTCTTAAATGTTGGGTTATTAATTACTTTTGAATTTGAGATAATATTATTATAATCTGTTCCATTAACTACCAAATAACCATTTCCATTTAATGCGTCAAATCCATCTTCCCTTATTAATTGAATTGCGTCTAAAATATCTTTTATTGGATCTCTGTTTGCAATTGTTGCTGCGTTCCATTCATAACCTGCTGTAATTAATTTTGTATTTCCTGCTCCTGCTGATATTGCTGCTTCTATTGCTGCATCTACTGAATAAGCAACTGTTCTGCTTACTCTTAAAATTGCTCTTGCTAAAATTGGAATTGTCGCACTTTCGTTAGTTTCCATAGAAATGACATATTCTGCACCATACTTTTTGACAACTGAACTAACCTTTGTCCATGATGGCTCTATAAAAGGGAATGGTGCCATTTGTGGGATTCCATTTACTGGACTTCCTGTTCCACCACCTGTTGCTTCTGTGGTATTTGTTTCTCTATAATAAGATTCTGTCCATGCCTCGCTCTTGTCTATTGTGCATAAAGTTTTAAGTTTATACTCCATTAAAGCAACTGCTTTTACTGCTTTGTCAATATATTCTTTTCTTAAACTTGCTTCTCTTGCTGTGCTTGCCATTATATTGATCTCCCAACAGCAACTCTTACAACTTCACCTGCACTTGCTGTTTCTAATGATTTACCTACAACTGAACCTGTTAATAAATTTGCTGCTTGTGCTACCTTTACAACATTTGCCCCAGCAACACAAACAATTGCCCCTGCATTAAAACCTGAACCACTATCTTTTATGTCCCAAATTCCATTTACTGCTGCTGTGATCTCTGTTATTCCATCATTTGCTGTTTTTTCTTCCCAAGCAATTCCTGCAAATGCATCTCCATCTCCTGATGATGCTATTGCTGTGTTTGGATCTGTTAATTTAAGAATTGTTCCTATTGCTATCCCCGTTCCATCTGCTACTGTATATCTTCTAAATTCTGTCGGGGTTTCTATGCATACTGCTTCATTTGTCATATTTTATTATAAACTATTAAGTATTTAAATTTTTCTCTTTTTTATTTTTCAAAAGATTTTATCTTTTCTTCATACGCTGCAATAGTTACTTCTAATTCTTCAATATCTCTTTTTCTTTGAGATAAAAGTTTCTTTAATTCTTCTAAACTTTTGCTCCATTCTTCTTTATCCATATTTCTCTATTGCCTTTTCTATTTCACTACCACTAAAATATTCTTTTGCTAAATCTTTTAATGTTGGTTCTTCTTTTGTTGTTGAACCTGCATAACTTTTTCCCCCTAATTTCATTTCTATTAAAATCTTTTCATTTTTTTCTGCTAACTTCCTCGCTTCTTCGTTTGCCCTCTCAATTCTTTCTACTAACTTTTTTGTTTCTTCTATTAGACTTTCTTCTTTTTCTTCTTTAACTTCTTCAACTTCTTCTTTTATTTCTGTTTTATCCTCTTCCATTATAGAAAATTAAAAAAACCCCCTTTCAATTTATTGTTTGAATATTCATCTTTTTCTTTTTCCCAATATTCTTTAAATTTTGTTAAAGCAACTGTTAACGCTGCTACAAATGATAAACAAATACCTTTTAATGTAATTTCTCCTGTTGTTAAACTTCCTAAAAATACTAAACCACCTGCTAATGCTGAGTTTATTAAATTATAAAATATTTCCTCTTTATTTTTTGAAAATATTTTTTTATAATTTGACATCTCCTCGTCTTACCCCCATATTGCCATCTTTTTTAAATGAACTTGGATTAGTTACCCCTACACTCTGATTTGAGGCTTTGCTCAAATCAACAGGAAATTCTAATTCTATCTCTATATTCAATTGAGATTTAACTTGTTCTTCGTTATATAACTGCATATCTTCAATTTCTTGCTGAAATGCTAAATAAATTACTTTTGATGATGCTTCTGTTGTATTTTCTCCCCAACCCATTACTACTTCTGGAACTCCGCACGAGGTAACAAATTCTCTTACTAAAAATTTAATATAAGGCAAAGAATCTAATGTAGAATATTGCGGAGTGCTTTGATTTTTTATTTCTTTTATTACTCCTGTTGGAATAATTATATTTTCAGTTTTTTTGTATGCATTATTAATTGATGTTTCAATTAAACTTAATTGTGTTGTGTCTGATGTTTCAACTTCAATCCAATGAATTGGCTTAATATTTCTATGATATAAAACTCTTAAATCTTCTAATGCTTCATTTCTTGCATAAATTAAATTTTCTAATGCTTCTCCAAATGGGATTCCGTGAATTTCATCAGCAATTCTTTCGTATGATAAATGATAAATTTCGTCCTTTTCAAAAATTTGATTTGATCCTGATTGTTCGTATCTATCTATAATTCCTTTTTTATTTGTTACTATTGTAATACTTCCAGGATTTAAAGGTTTTAAATTTGTTATTCTTCCTTGATTATCTTTTATTATTTCTGCAAATGAATCTCCACAAATCATTGCTGTTCTCCACATATTTTTTAAAACCGACCTTGCTGAATCTTTCCCAAATCCTTTTATTCTATCTAATTTTGCTTTATTTTTTTCATCTGCTATTATTCCCTTCCCAAATGTCCAACTTGCTAACTTATTAATGACTGCTCTATATTCAGGTAAGGCTCTATAAATCCCATGCCATTTTGACCAAGAGGGGGTATATCTAAACTCTGTGCCTCTTGCCCCCTCTGTGTCCTTAGAATTCTGCGAAAAAAAATCTTTTGCATCAGAAGGTTTTACAATTGCCTGTATGTTGTAACTCGTTAATTGGCCTGTCCTTTCTACTGTCATGTATTTTTATGTATTTTTATGTATTTAAATGTTTTTAATTTTTTTTAAATTGTGTAATAAACAGTTATTTCTAAATAATCAATATGAGCTTCTTCTTCTCCTGTTCCCCCAATATTTTGAACTGCTATTGCTACTCCAAAATTATCATAGTTTATTTCTTCTGCTGTCCATTCTTCCCCCCATAAATCTGTTGAACTCCCATAATAAACATTTGATGCTTCCATTGGCCAATATGTATCTGTTATTGCCTTATCTGTTGTTCCGTACGCTCCATTTTTCACTATTTTAACAGAATAATCTTTCATAAGATTTGCTCCCTGAATAGTATCTTTATTCATAGTTACTTTTATTCCTTTTATTATTGCTCCTGTTGGTATATTAAACCCAAAATTAGTGCATCTTAAATAATAACTTATCTGACCAACATTTAAATAAGTATAATCCCTCTGTCCATCTAATACTGCTAAATCTCCTTGTAATGATCCTTCCCATGTTTCATAATACCATCTTTTTGATCCTAATGTTGTTTCATAAGTTACTGTACCTGCTATTCTTGTTTGAGATTGCGTTTTGAAGAATGAGGTTATATTTCCAGGCCTTTGTTTTGCTCCATCAAACCCAAGAACCTGACCATCGTTTGGTGAGATTTTAAATATTCCTAAATCAAAAAGATTTTTTGTTCCTATCATTAATACCATTATTATTAAAATTAATATTATTTTATTTGATTTATTTTTAAGCATTTACAATAAATTGTTTATTATCCTCATTTTTTAATATTTCAATACAATCCATCGCTCTTTTGTATAATATATTTATCATATCTTCTGCATCAATTCTTTGAGAACTATTTATGTCTGTTCCAGATAAATCATATTGAATTGAATAAATTGCTGCTAAATTGCTTGCTGCTTCGGATAATATTTTTTTAACATCTGTATTAAGAGAAGAATAAACATCAGAAAAATTAAACTTACATGCGGCATTGATATAACTTTCTGCCTGTGCTACAAAAGAGTTTAAATAGGCCTCTGACTTTGATGTTAAATTACATCTCACTCCTGCTTTATATTCAATTTCTTCTTTTGAACAAAATATTCCTGTATATGCCATATTAAAATGAATACACAAAAGGTTTTAAATCTTTGTCTTCTACTGCTAACCAAGCGGCTCTTATTATTCCCTCTACTATATGGGCGTTTGGGCTATAAATCTTGCCTTCATCATATTGAATTGACCTTAAAGAATCTTTTATCTCATCATCATTTAGTAATTCTATTTTATTATTTTCTATTAAACTTAATAAATTTAAATACATTTCTTCTTTTAATAATCTTTTAAATTTTAATCCCTTACTGCTTATTTGTCTTGATGCATTATTTAAAGCAATTGTTTTTCTTTTTGTCTTTTCTTCGCTTAATAACTCTGAAAAAACTCCAAATCCAATTCCCCCATCATCTACTCCTATTTTTTTAAAGTTATAAATATTTTCTAATTCTAAAATTTTTTTTGTCGTTTCTGTGGTTAAATTTCTTCTTTCTGTAATATTCTCCACTTGCTGGATTATTCCATTATCTTTTTTGTCTAAAATTTCATATGTTGAAAGATCATCTCCAAACCCTGCTACATCTACCCCTAAATAATAAGTGCCATTTATGAATTCCTCTCTCCTTTTTAATTTACACACTTTTTTAATTAAATCTTCATCTATTAAAGCGTTTATTTCATCTTCAAATGAGTTTAAAAATTCTTGGGCAAATTGCCTTTTACTTAATCTCTGCTTCATTTTTTCAATCATCTCTTCATCTCTTCTTGGGCAATCTTCCATTCTTATTATGAATTTTTTAAAACTATCATCTTTATAACATCTATAAAAAAATTTTTCGTTGCCTTCTTTATCTTTTTTGCCAAATGGAGTGCTTGCAATATCCATACTCCCCTTTGTTAAACTTAAAGTTGGTAATGCTGACACAAAATATTCTTCTTCCATTCTTGACCCTTCATCAACCATTAATTTTTTTATTGTATATCCCCTTGTGCTGTCCCCCTCTTGTCCTGCTGCATAACATAAAATTCCTGAACCATTTTTAAAAATTAATCTGTGCATTGTTGGTTTATTATCTTTTGAATTGTCTATTGTTTTTGGATATACTTGCTCTGCGTAGATTTGTGCTTTTTTTAGCATTAACATTGCTTGTCTTTCTGTTAGTGATGAAATTAGAATCATTTCTCCTTTTTTAAAATATTTTTGGCATAATTCTACTGCTTTAATAGACATTGCTGTTGTTTTTCCCCCTATTTGTCTTGGGGATAATATAAAGCAGTCTATTTCTGGTTTTGTTTCAATATATTCTTTTTGCCATTTATCTAATGTTAGCCACGGCCGATTAATATCATATTCCTTAGAAGTTTCCATATTCATCTGGCCTTTCATCTGTGGGCATTCCGCAAGCCCAACAAATTTCTGGCATTCCCCCTTTTAAATTATATTCTGTTCCACAATTTACACATTTTTTTATTAATCTTTCTTGGTTTTCCATAAAATTTTTTGTGAGATCCACCACCTTTAATTTATTTTTAAACTTCAAAGTTCGCTATATGTCATAGTAATCAAATATTTCTTTTAAATCATCTATACTAACAACTAAATCATTTGGTATTAGTTTTAACATATCTTTTATTTTTTGTGTTTTTGATTTTATGTTTTCGTTTTCCATTATTCAACTGAAAAACTAACTAAAAAGTAACCATTTAAATCTTTGTTATTATTTATTAGTTTTTGTTTTTTATTTATGCTCATATTATTTGGTTTTGACTGAATTAGTTTTATAACTTTATCTTTAATATTTATGCTAATAATATCTATTGGGGAATGAGAACCAGCACTCCGCACTGCTATATTTCCTTCTTTTTTTTCTCTTTCTAAAATCTTATATTCTTTTCTCCTTCCTCTTAAATAATTTTTATTGGGCATTTTCTTCTTTTATTCCTTTAAACTCTATAAATGCTTTTTTAATTTCTTCCCAGGTTGTATTATAAATTTTAGAATATACTTCTTTATACCTTTCAAATAAAGAATCTAAATTCATTTTATTAAAGAATTTGAAATCATCTAAAACTTCTTTTGGTATATTCTTATAAACTTCCCTTATTTTGTTTTCTTCTTCTTCAATATTTTTTATTTGTTCTT